TGGTCATACAAGTTTGTCAATCTCGCGTTTAAGGTTTGTGATGTCAATGTTTATTGTGATCTGCCGCATCCTGTATTCATAAATCTCATACTCATACTGGTGAAACTTCTTCACCTGCTGGTCAATTTGTACCTGCACAGCCCTCTCAGCGTTAAGCCTTTCCACCCGCTTGGCAAACACCTCGGATTGCATTGGTGGATTTGGTTGTACCACCGGATACCATTTGTCGTAACTGATCTTCACTTCTTTTCCCGATCAAGCGCATCTTTGTACCCGTGAATTATCTTTGATCTAAGTATTACTGTGTCTGCCGTACCCGCCCAATCTGGCAGGTTGTTCCAAATAACCATGTAATCCGTAGTCTTGCAATGCTCTGCGTTGTGGATAAGCCAAGCCATCATTTCTTTGTGTCGCTGAGTCGGATCGTGGACTGTGTAACCAATCCCATAGAACTCGCGCACATGGCATCCACTCTTGGCTACGGCTCCAACTAGCCCCAACAGCAGTAACAGAATAAGCCAACGCATTCATGTCAGACCGGTGCCGCTGATGGGCTTGAAATTTCGACGGTTTCTATGGATGCTGCAACTATTTCTACAGGAGGCTCAAACACATCAAGTGTTGGGTTATATGTGTAGCCAATACCTGCGTACATACCGCGCATGTTGCCGTTGTAGCTTGTCTGTTTCCAGTTGCCGCCTAGTAAAGATTGGCAAAACGCTACGCCAACTGCTTCGGACTCATTGCCTTCCGCGTCTTTGCAGTCGTTGTTATGCACCACAATAACTTGCAGTACCACGTTGTTGTCATCAAGTTGTGCAAAGTGTGCCATTGTTAACCTCAGAATGTAATTGATCCTGTGCCGGTGAATGTGTAAATAGTATTGCCACCGCTAGTGGTTACCGTTGGTGAGCCTGTAGTAGAAACCGCCGTAGCTGAAGAGGAAATAATAACAACGCCTGAGCCACCATTGCCAGAGTTTTGATCAATGCCACCTCCACCTCCACCACCAAGATTAGTCCCGCCATTATTTGTACCGCCAGTTGCGCCCCCACCAGAGCCACCAGTTCCCGTAGCACCAGAACGACCTCTACCGCCACCGCCACCAGCATAAAAAGTTGATGTTCCAGTAATAGAGTATGCTAAACCATTACCGCCATTTCCTGTTCCGGGACTATTGCCTCGAGCACCCGCGGCTCCTGCACCGCCTCCACCACCGCCACAGAATGGAGATCCTGATGGGCCAAGTCCTCCACTATTTCCTTGGCCTGTAACAAAGCCTGTTGTACCCGTGTATTCGCCACCACCAGAGCCACCAGACAAATCGCCACCAGAGCCGGGATATCCACCACCTCTGCCGCCAGCAAAAGCAGTTAATGTTGTAAAACCAGAACCTGTAATGGTTGAATTAGTTCCTTTGGTGTTAGTACCACCGGGGCCGCTTCCTGTACCGCCACCACCAATCGTGACTGTGTATGTCACTCCACCTGTTAAATTTATGGCACTTCCGTTGGGTGTCTTCGGTGTTTCAGAGCCGTAGTAGAGCAAGCCACCCGCACCGCCACCACCGCCACCGCCATCTCCAAAGTTAGTAGATCCACCGGGGCCACCACCAGCAATCATTAAAATTGTTGCTGAAACAGCCGCTGAAGGTGTGACACTATTTGAAGCCGCACTTGCAGGGCCGCTTGTAAAAGTCGTAGCCCTTACAGTAAAGGTGTATGCAGTGCCGTTACTTAGTCCTGTCACTGTGACGGGTGATGATGACCCGGTACCTGTAAATCCGCCGGGACTAGATGTGACTGTGTAGCTTGTAATTGCTGCGCCGCCTGTTGCAGCGGGAGCAGTAAACGTTACCGACGCTTGGGCATTACCGGCAGTTGCAGTGCCAATCGTAGGCGCGTCAGGAAACGTGGGGAAGTTGGCCCCCTGAAGATTGCGCTTAACCTTCTTGATAGTCCAAAGACCATTAGCATTCGTTTGTGATGGAAATTGAGCCATGATTAGAATGTAATTGAGCCGGAGCCAGTAAACCTATAAATTTTATAGCCGCCTTCATTACTGATAGCCACAGTACCAGTGGTTGCAGACGCATCAGCATACGTGTTTGCGTATCTAATAACAACAATACCTGAACCACCATTGCCGCCACTACCTTCCTCACCTTCGCCTTGGCCACCGCCACCACCGCCGCCTCCAGTATTAGTAGCAGCACTACTACCATTACCCCCCAAACCAGCACCGCCTTGGCCACCGCCACCATTGCCGCCTGCTCCGCCATTAGTTCCGCTGTCACTGTTACAGCCACCGCCACCGCCACCGCCTCTAAATGTAGACGTATTAGTAATGGTAGACAAAAGTCCAACACCGCCAGCACCGCCGGGACTTCGGTTTGGAGTCCGATTTCCACCCGCAGCTCCCGCACCGCCTCCGCCAGCCGCGCTGGTACCCGCAGCTCCACCACCCGCGCCTTGTCCGGCTGTACCAGCAATAGTTCCGCCATTACTACCGGTATTACCACCACCACCACCGGTAGAAGTAAGACCAAATGCAGAAGAACTACTGCCAGTACTGCCTCTTCCGCCGCCGCCACCTACAGTGATTGTGTATGTTGTACCGCTAGTTATGGAAGCCGCTGATTCAGCAGAAGAGTTTCCGCCCGACGCTTCTCCGGGAACAGAAGAACGGTAGCCGCCAGAACCACCGCCACCAGCCGCCGAACCCGGCGCATCGCCGCCACCGCCGCCACCGCCAATAATTAGGTATTGAACAGTAGGAGGATAACTTGGGGCAACGGGCGTTACGCTATTTGAAGCCGCACTTGCTGGGCCTGTACCTTGAGAGTTAGTAGCCGTTGCCGAGAATGTGTACGCAGTGCCGTTGGTCAAACCTGTAACAACCAAAGGAGAAGATGCCCCACTAGCAGTTAAACCGCCGGGGCTTGATGTCATGGTGTAGCTAGTGATAGCGCTAGAACCAACAAAGGAAGGCGCAGTAAAAGTAACCGAGGCTTGAGCATTTCCACCTGTTGCCGTACCAATAGTTGGCGCTCCGGGAAACTGTGGCCAATTAGTGCCCATGACAGCATCACGCACATCCATTAGACCCCAGCGGCCATACGCACTTGTTGGTGAAGGAAAGTCTGCCATGTTTGTATTTTAAAATGTTGCGAATGCCGCAGTGGGAGCGGTAAAGTTAGCGGTGTATCGGGCATAGCCTTTGGTGATGCGTATATCATCCATGTAGCCGTTCATATAATTAGAACTACCACTTTGACTTCCAATATATTTTGTTCCTGTGTATATTAAATTTGTACCAGCAGAGGCATAACTTCCCGCAGATGTTCCATTTACATATAAAGTTACAGTAGTGCCAACTCGCACAACGGCGACATGAGTCCAAACAGAAGCAGTAAGCGGGCTAACAGCAATTCTGTCTACATCGGCTATACGAAACTGCATATTACCGCCTGAACCTTCGTCATATAAACCCCAACCATTCGCTGATGTAGCTCCAAAATCGGCAATGAATTCATTCCCAGCCACACCATTTGGGTAAATCCAACATTCAAATGTAAATGGCCCTGTTCCAAAATCCATATTCACATTAACATCGGGCGTAATTTTGAGTGTGTCACCAGTTCCATCAAACGCTATTGACCCGCCGCCAAACTTTGAAACGGCTGTAGAAATCTGCGCGTTACCCACAGTTTCTAAGTTGTTCATCATGGCATTGTCAATGATGCCAGCGTTGGCGTAAGACAAAAGCAGAACAGTATTACTAATTGCCGTAAGCGGTGCAGTGGGCGGCGTGAAAGCCGACGTGTATAGCGCAGTACCAACAAGCACCCGCATATCGTTTATGTACCCGTTAAAAGGACGAGACGTATCGTTTTTCTGACCAACTCTAAATGCGGTAAGCGTGATACTTGCAAGCAAAGTTGTGGATGTTGCTTGTGAAACTCCGTTGTAAAACAGCCGATATGTTGTTCCATCAAAAGACAACAACACATGAGTCCAACGATTTAGTGCTGGAGGCGTTGTGCTAATTGTGTTAATACTTCCATCACCAACATACAGCGTGCCGCTAAATGTTTCAATGTAGAAGTTATCGTTTGTGTTGGAGTTAATCCAAGTCACAGTGGTGTTGGTAATTGGGTATGTCCAAAACTCAACAGTAAAGGTGCTTCTTGGGTTAAAACTGCCAGCCCCAGATGTAATCAGATTGTCCCCGCTACCATCAAAGTACCCAGACCCACCAATCACGCTTGTAGAGTAGGCAGCAGTTGGTGAGAATGGGCTGAAGCGTTGGACGCTTGGTGTGCCTGTTACTGTGATTGCTAAAGGACTTGCGCTGCTATCAACAAATCGGTTTGATTGGCACGTTAATAACGATGTGTTTGTAATTGCTGTCAAAGGCGTTGTAGGCAACGATATGCTGTATGTACCTTTTAAAACACGAACGTTACTAACATACCCAACCATTGGCTCTGCGGCATCATTATTTCTACCAATTGACGCAATTGTGTTAGTGGAAAAATTTGAACTATCGGTAAACGAATACACAGATGTGCTATTTACATAAACATTGACTGTTGTTCCAGTTCTAGCAACAACAATGTAATTCCATTGTCCAGTCTCAAGTGTTGGCCCAGAACTAGCAGAACTCTGGTCGGTATTTAAATACACCCGAACTTTTTTGTTAACTTTTCTGCCAATAATTAAACGCATTGAAGTTAATTCGATAGCGGTTTGATTATCAGATGGATCCGTTGTAAAGTTAACCCAAAACTGAACAGTCCAATCGCCCGAACCTAATGCAAGATTGGCGGAAGACGCTGTTTGTATGTAACTAGTTGAACCGCTAACAAAATTAGACCAATTAGACCCATAAGGCGAGAAAGAACCTTGGGTTGTATTACCGTTACGGGTAATGGTAAGCGGGCTTGCGCTGCTGTCTAAGAATGTATTGTTCTGTGCGCCATTTGTTCCATTCCCCGGCAACAACATTGTGACATAGGGAAAATATGGGTCAGGTATAACAGCTACGGGCCAATTTCCGCCAGCCACGGCGCGGTAAATGTCTGTAACGTTCCAGACATCCGATGCACTTGTGGTGGATGGAAATTGAGCCATTAGCTGATGTCCTCGTAAGAACAAACGCCATCAAGGTAACTGTTAATACTTGCTGTTAAACGCAAGGTATCGCCCTCCTCCAAGTAGATGCGGCTTGAAATAATATCAAGCGTAGCACCCGCCGGAACGGTCATTAGGTACGCAATATCGTACGCAACCGAAGATCTAAAAATATCCACGTTTACGGTTGCGTTTGCAGTGCCGTTGACGTTAGTGATAAGAAGCTGGTCTATCTTCAAAACTTTACCGCTTAGGGCGGCATTGGTCACAATAGCCGTAGGCGTTGTCGTGATTGCCAACACAGCAGTCTTGCCGTTGATTACGCTTGGCGCGATGATGTTAGGTGCTGCCATGTTTTACTCCATTAATTGGTCGTAGTCCGCACGTTCTTCGGCGGTCATATCTCGGGTTTCCCAAATATCTTGCACAGTATCGCCCACCCACGCATAGGTTGGGCCGCTTAAAACTACTTTGTATTGTCCAACATCCTCACGGTTTATGCGAACAAATTTTGCAAAATCAGGGGCTGGGTTGTTTGGGTCAATTTGTGGAAAGACACGGCGAAAGTTATTGCCCATAATTGGGTGTCCAACAGGCTGACCGTCTTCTAATTTGATGAACAATTCCATCACAAGTTCCCCGCATTTGTTGAAGGAAAGGCACGAGTTATGGTTGGGTTTGTAGTCCAAATAATACGTATACCACCCGCGCCGCCGCTAGAACTAGTCGCACTGCCGCGTATAAAATTTCTAAATTCAGGAGCAGTGTCATATTGCCTAACGCTTGTGCCGGGAATTGCTCCACCGCCGCCATACAAACCGCCCACATTTGCTGCTACAACAACTCCGGGGCCACCATCGCCGCCAGCCACACCGTTTGATCCTGCGCCACCACCTGTGGATGGTGTATAGCTAGACGATGATCCAGTCGCTGTAACGCCTCCAGTACCGTTACTACCTAAACCGGTTAGGCCCGTACCACCACCAGCACCGCCAGCACCAAAAATATATTGTTGATATGGGCCGCCGCCACTTACCGCGTAATTAAGGTTTCCACCACCACCGCCGCCACCAGCCGCGCCTCCGCTTCCATTGGAGCCGTTAGCGTTACCATTACCTCCATTACCCCCAGCGCCAGAATATCCGCCCGCGCCACCTCCACCAGCGCCAGTCCAACCAATAGCGGTTCCACTGTCATAGGGTGACCAAGCACCCCCCGCGCCACCTGCTGCGCCCGTCCCAATAACTACTGAACCTCCGGCACCGCTACTAGTTTGGCCGCCGTATCCTCCGGTAACATGTACTAATTTTGTACCCCCAGAAGTAGCAAGATATGACTCACCACCATTTCCCGCAGTAAATGTTGTGCTGCCCGGAGTGCCACCAGCGCCTACTACAACAGTCAATACTTGGCCCGGCGTTACAGTTATATTGTTTGTGTAGGCTAATGCGCCGCCACCACCAGCATTAACGTTACCACTAGGACTTCCGGGAGGCGTAGCCCAAACAATCGGTAAAGCGCTGCTAGTGTAATTTCCGGGCGTAACACCGCCCCCACCGCCAGCTACTGCCACAACTGAAATAGATGTCACCCCAGCAGGTACGATAAAAGAATAAGTGCCAGCGGTATATGTTTGTTCAGCAAACACATCTTCAGTGCCGAAACCAAAGCCTCGGGCAGACATGACGGCAATAGAGTTGATAATTGGCATGTTATGCGAATCTGATTTGTGAAGCTAACACAGTAAATGCGGCAGAACCAGTCTTAATAATTGTATATGTGTAGGCATCAATACCAGAAGCCGTACCAAACGACCAAGCAATACCGCCTTGGTATTTAGGAGTCACCGATGAACCATCTACTTGAACTACGTTGTTGTAGTATGCAGTCGCTCCGTTTGTTGCCAAAAACACAGCAGTAATACTTTGACCAGTAGACATGGCCGTATTAAGTGACGTGCCGCTAGAAGCACGAAAGTTTATTGTCCAATTAGCAGATGCGTTGCTTGTGTAATACACCACAGACTGAGTTGTGACGTCGTAGTTAATCGTGCCAGTAGCCGCAGTAGCGGACACGGTAACTGTCTCAGCGGCGTTAGCCAAAGTAGCAGCCAACACACTGGACGAGCCATTAAACGTCTGCTGCGCTGTAAAAGTTGTTGCTACGCCGGGGGCAACGTAGTCTGTACCAGCCGTTGCGTTTGCAAGAGCGCCACCAGAGTTGGCTTTAAGTAGTGATGTACCAGAAGGGGGAGCCAAGTAGTCTGTACCGGCAACTGCGGCAGACAACGCAGTTGCGTTACCTTTGGTAATCCCTGTCACAGTGGTTGTGAGAGTGACTGTACCGTTGGTATTTGTTCCAGCGAAACCGTTAGCTGTAGCAACAGCCGCAGTGGTTACACTAGAACCAACCTTCACAAAGTCAGCACCGTTCCAAACAACAAGAGCTTTTTCACCAGCAATTACCGTTGCTCCATTGTTTGGGTTTGTTGTCCCAGAACCTTTGACAATAATTGACTGAGTGCTAGAAGTCTTGTTAACGACAACATAAGTCTTAGACTGAGCAGGAACTGTAATAGTTCGTGTGGCTGTGCCCGCCGCTGTCCAAAGTAAGATGGCTTCACGGGCTTGATTTGCCGAGCCATTAGTTGTAGTGAGCGTAACGTCGGCATCGGCACTGAGCGTAGTTGTACCGGCTATTGAAGAGTCTAGTAACGCTGTAATAGCGTCATTAACTGTAGTGCCCCAAGTACCGGACAAGTCGCCAGTAGTTGGCAGCGCCAAGCCCAGTAGGGGGGAAAAGTTAGTTACTGCCATTTATGACTCCAATTTATCGTCCAAAGACTAAAGACATTCCAACAGCAAAACCTTGAGTTGCGCCAGAGGCTGGAGCTACCCAAGTAAAAGCCGAACCGTTCCATTGTAAATTCTGATTAGACGCGGTGGGCGCATCCGCAAAGGCAGTTGTACCAGCAGATGATTGATACACCAACTTATTGGCCGCGCCGCCAGCTACGTTAGTTGCAGTAGTTGCCGTTGTTGCGTTACCACTTAATGCGGCTGTAATCGTGGTCGCAGCAAAGTTTCCAGAACCATCTCGTGCTACAACTTTGGAAGCTGTGTTAGCCGAAGTAGCATCAACGGTTGCTGTTACAGCAGCAGAGCCGTTATAGCTTGTGCCCGTTAGGTATGTACCCAACGTCAGCGCATTTGCCACAGACCCAGCGGAACCAGAGATGTTGCCCGTTACAGCAGAGCCGTTGATGGCAATGTTGGTATTGGTTACAGAAGTAACTTGACCTTGTGCATTGGTTACAAATACCGGAACCGCAGAGGCAGAGCCGTATGTGCCCGCAGTTCCAATGTTGGCAATGTTAAATGTATAAGTTGGAGACTCGCTCAATCCTGTACCAGCCGTGTAGGTAATAGGCGCAGAGAACTGCTGGAAAACAATTGCCGTTGTGCCAACGGTAATGGGAGGAGCGGTCTGCTGAACCCATGCAGTATTGGCATTAACAGTACCGCTAGTCACCAAGAAAAAGTCGCCCTCGTCAATCTGGTCAACTCCGGTTCCGGCGGTATCAAAGTCTGTAGCGCGAGTCAAAATATATGGTGTTCCAGCGGAGCCAACCTGCGTAACCGTGTAAGCACCGTTGTTTGCTTGCGTGACTTCGTTTTTGACCAATATTCGATTTCCAACAACAGTAAGCGTTGAGTCCACAGACAAAGCGCCGTTGGCATTTGCTGTAAGCGTCGCCCCTACCCCAGATGTTCCGTTGTTGTACGTATTGGCGGGCAATGCGGTAGTAGTCGCCAAATCCACTGCTTCGTGAAAGTGAATACCGGATGCAATAGCATCAGCGTACTGTTTGTTAACAATGTCTGTGTTATTAGTTGGGGTTGTGGTAATTGTGCCTGTAGTCAGCGCCGCAGACGTAGCTGTAATTGCACCAAAAGACGTAGCGTTAACTACATTAGAAGCGTCTTCGTAAACAGCTTTTTCAGATGGATAAGTTACAAATACATCTTTAGCATTACCGGCAAAAGTAACCAACGTCCCGCCGTTGCTAGAAGATAAAACAGTGTCACGAGATAATGTAGTACCGGAAGATGTATATGTGCCAATCCCTACTTCCCATGCACCTGTAGCGGGGTCAGAAATTGCGTAGTACGTGGTGTTAGCGTTACCTACTGCCGCAAAAGATTGAAAGCCCGCCACTGCGCCAGCAAGCGTAAGCGTTCCAGTGCCTGCTGTTGTAGAGGTTTCTTTAACCCGATCTTTTAGTACAAGAGCCATTTTTATTCCTTACGACGGTAGGTCATTCCAACCGGGAGATTGCGTATCATCTATATTTTGCCAGTTTGGATTCTGGTTGTCATCAATAGAACCCCACACAAGAGCGTTGCCAATCAATACATAAAGTTGAATACCAGATGGTCTTCCATTAATAGTAGCAATTGCGCTAGAAGAATCTGCAGCATTTGCCAACTCAGCTACAGTACCAACAAATGCAACTTGAGCCGTAAACGCATCTGATCCAGTAGAAGATTCGCTAACAGCAACTGCCAAAATACGTGCGCCGTTAGGGGCGTCAAGAGCCGTAGCTAATTCAGACAGGGCTACAAGATAATTTGCAGTGCGATTTACGCTGTCACTTGCAATGGCTGAATCGGTTACTGTTGCAAACTTAGCAGCTATTCTTGTGTATTCATCCAACGCATTAGCTTGTTCTGCAATTGCAGCAAGAGCAGCAAGGGCCACCGACTGCGCAGATGTAGCTACAGATGATTCAGCTCTAACTGCTTGAAACGCCGTAATGGTAGATACCGTTTCAGTTCCTGTAGATGCCTCTTGTACCAATCCGCCACGAGCAGACTCAACATTTAAAGTTGCTAACGCAATTGCGCTTTCAGCTACATTGAGGGCGTAAGTGCTCCCGCCAAGAGAGGCGAAGGGTGCTTGGGCAAAAGTGACATCTCCAAACACCGCACTACCTATTAGGCCGCGTCAAGAGAGAACGAATATGTCACACTCAATGAGTCACCACTATCTACAACTTTGTCACCACCGGTAAAGTCACCAGCAGAGAACAAGATGCCTGATGTACCAGAAGACACGCTGGCCAAGAACGCGCCAGCAATAGTCTGGGCATTAGAAGTCATTGTGAACACGCTAGGTGAAGCAGAGTTATTGAGAACAGAAGGATCAGCAGTAGTAGCCGTACCGAATGTCACTGCGGCGCGAATACCAGCGCCACCACTTGTGGTGTAAGCCGTGTTCTCAGTCCAACCAGCGTGTGATGCCAACGTATCGCCAGCGGCAAACGTAGTGCCAGAACCGGGACCGGTTACAAGACCCAAGAACCAAGCAGCAGTGTAGCCAGACCCCTTAAAGTACTTGCTGTTCATGTCTTGCAAACCTTGGTTTACAACCAAGTTGTGAAAGCTGTCAGACCATTTGATTTGGCCATCGGCTCCATGGCAAGTCACGGTAAATACACCACCAGCGCCTACACGCTCGGTGCTACCGGGACGAGACACTAAGGATGCAGATACGGCATCTTGTGCTTTTGAAATTTCTGTGCTCATGGTTAGTCCTTACGAGATACGCACGATGGCGTTGTTTGCATCGGGGGTTGGGAAAATAATTTGGAACGTATCGTTGTTGACGGTCTTCACTGTGTTAAAGACCAGTACCGCAACGGCTTTGTTACCCTCAGTGCTATTGTAGATGAGGGCACCGGCTGTCGTAAAGGTGGCATTTGTCCAACTTACATCGTCAAATGAAACAAAAGCGGTGGGAACGGCAGTGCTGTTTAGACCTGTATTAGGGGAAGGATTGATTGTCAATGTCTTACCCCCCGCCGTATATCCTGTTCCTGCGCTAGAAACTTCGTTAGAAGTTGTATAGATAGTGGTATCAAACCCAAGCGTTGCTGCACTTGTGTAAAGAGCAACTTTAAACGTGTCAGGAGATGTTGGGCCAAAGTTATGGATCCCTTGCATCAACTGCAATTTAAAACTGGTGGTCGCTGTTTGAATAATCGGCATTTTTATGAAATCCGAATTAGCGCTGTTTCCGGGTTATCCGTCGGCAATTGGATGGTGAAAGACTGCCCCAGCATTGTCTGATCCACACCAAAATTTAGAACACCAACAGATTTATTGCTTTTGCTGGAGTTGTAAATCAACGCGCCACGCGTCGTAAAAGTAGCTCCTGCCCAAGCAGGATTGTCAAAACTAACGTAACCCACACCCATGCCTAGATTAACTGTGATGTTTTGCAACTCTTGGCCGCCCTCTACATACCCTGTGCCCGTTACTTCACCCGTGGTTAAATACACAGTGGTTTCGGGGCCTAAGATGGCAGAAGATGTGTACAAGGCAATCAGAAATGTATCTGTCTCAAAGTCATGCACTCCAAGGAGCAATTGCTCCTTGAAACTGTTTGTGAGTCCTGCTGTAATCATGCGTTATCTCACCGGTAATTTGACTTGACCATCACGATAAGCATCACCACGCTGCTTACCATCGCCCAAATTCTTCAAGAGGCCTAAAGCTTCCTGATATTTGCCGTTATACAACGCCATCATATCCTGCTCACCCTTCATATAGGTGTACGCTTCCACCAAACACCCATACAAAAGTGCAGTGTCAAAGTTTTCGCCTAGCCATGATGTGCCCTCATCTACGATAGATGGTGGATAGTAGTAATAGTGCAATTCTGCTGAATAAGCAATATCAGGGGTGGGACCCACAATAAACACAAGCTCATTTACGTCAGTAGTTCTTGGACCAAAGATAGCGTAGTATTTTGGCTCTCCTGTGCCACGCGCATTAGGATAAACCTCACGAATAAAGTTGACGTCCTTGTTCAACAAGTACTTGTAGTCACCCTGAAACACCACAGTAGCGGCTACTGTGCCACTGTTTTTCACGCTTAACGTGATAGACGTGCCATTAATTGCAGTAACCTGCGCACCAGTCCCAATGTTTGTGCCATAAACATATTGGCCTACTTGAATGTTTGTAGCACTAGCCACTGTAATTACAAAAGTGTTTGTTACGCCCGTGGCTGTTGTTGTGGCATATGCAAAAATAGCCAAGGAATACGCAGACAAAAAGTCGTCAGGGCAAGCTAGATATTTGTTCTCTGCACTCAGCGCTCCCGTAACATTCTTGCGCAAATTAGAGATCTGCACCGTGTTGTAGATGCGCTGCTCCGCCTGACGCGTAAACAAATCCAAGTCGTCAGTGCTAAATCCCTGATTCTCGGTGTACGCAATGATCGCAGCTTTTAATTCGGTATATGTCATGTGATGCTCGTCGTAACTGTTCCAAGGACCGCAGAGGCCCATAGGGGTTTCGCATAAGGCATCGGCATCATTCCGATACTAGCAAACGAAGTATCAGCCGTGAACCCGACGTAGACGGTAACCCCAAGTCTACTCTCTGGACGAGGTTGATGCAAGGCTTGTGGCTCATTTATTGAGCGTTTTGGTTCCAACTGTGGATGCTTTGGCTCATAGCACTCAGGGCAGGTCTTAAACCCTGTCCATTCTTTGATAAGCGTATTGAGTTTGTACCGTTGGCCGCACCTGTCGCACAGCGCAATTGCAAATTTGCCTGATACATAGGCCATGGCTTACCTCTGCGTGTAAGTAGGCACCACAAAGAAGCCAGAACGCTCACGGTCTTCCGCTGCCGCACGCATAAACTCTTCTTCGTACATCTGCTTCAAGATTGCAATGCGGTCTGGTGCTTTTTTAACGGACAAATAGTATGCCAAAGCAGCCACCAAACAAGGCAGAAAGCGGAAAGAAATGTCTGCGGTATTAGTAAATCCACCGGCGTTGTCCATGCGACGAATCGCATAATAAACAAATGTCCAAGTCTGCGTTGCATCAGGAGATGGGTACAAAAACACCTTGGCCGGCACTGTGCGCTGAATGTAGTACTGCGCAGGACGTGACTGGGTCAATTTGTTAGGCACGTGGAGCCACTCTGCGCGGCCTATACGGTCGATTGTGATGTCCTGCTGGGTAGACTGGCCTGCATTGGTCCGAATCACGGCTGAGAGGCCGTCAATCGTATCTGCGGGTAGGTCATACTCATACACCCCGGGGGTCAGCACCTGCTGGCGCTGCTCAATCGTCCACAAATTAAGACCACGGTTGGCCCACTCTGCAAAAATCAAGTTGACGGAGCGGAGCGCCGTCTTCATGTCGTAACCGTCGCGCACCTCAATACCGCAGCGCTCATACGCCTCAGCTATGAGGTCGTCAAACTGCAGATCGAAATCGGATACGCCGGAAACAGCCATATCAATAGATCATTGCTGTGCGGGCACGGGCTGCGCCAACACCACGGACATTAACCTTGTCACCTTGAACGCTCTTTTTAACGTTCTGGCTAAGTGTTTCACCTTGTGATTGGCCTACGCCTGCGACCATGCCGCCTTTAGCAAAGCCTTTTTTAGCAATGCCTTCGCCTTTTTTTGCGAGACCGCCGTGTTTATAGTTCATATCGCCACCTTGTCTAAATTTTTTGCCTTTACTGGCCTTACTGAAATCCATCGCCACAGATTGTGGGATGCCTACTTTCTTTGCAAATGCAGGATTGTGTGCCGCTGCATCCATCAACTGCTTTTGTTTTTTACTGACTGCGGGCATTTGTTGCTCCCATCAAACGGTCTAACTTTTCGTCTAACCTATCTAGTCTATCCAAAACACGGTTGATATCTGCATGGACTTCGGCTTTTGTGACGTATTCTTTGGCAATTTCTTCGCGGGTACGATTAATCAAAATCTGAAGACGATTAATTTCATCAGACTTATCCTTCAATACCCAACCAACAACGCCTAGAAGCGCCGTCAAGCCGATGTTCCATAGCATCAGTTCCATTTCAGCACTTCCACTTCTTCAGGCTCTTGTTAATCCTGCTATCTGGATCCTTGGCTGTCTTCTCGCTGGTCAGCTTCTTTTTCATGCCTTCCATCCTCGCACAGAAAGAGTCCTTGCGGGAGCCGCCTTCCGGCTGGGGAGGTTTCAAATTCATGCCTTGCTTTTTGGCGGAGGCGCGCCCCTTGGCGTTCAAACCGCCAGTTGGGCTTTTCCCTTCTTTCCTCTGCCATGCGGGAGACTTAGCCATTTCAATACATTTTGCAGGGCTTGTTACGAGCCAAACCTACACCACGCGGCGTAGTGGAACCAGAAGGAGCCACTGTTTTGCGAGGGGTCTGCTTAGCGCCACCTTTAGCCATGTCTTGCTTCTGTGCACCGGGCTGAACTTCGCCTTGGTACTGATCATCTGCCATTTTTGCTGCTCGTCCCATTTTGGACTCCTTATCCGTAGAA